ATGAGGAATAGAATTAAGTTTTGGAGTGACCGCGAAATTAGAGCGGCATTCGACAAGCGGGGGGGCAAATATAAGGGCATCCTCGAGCAGTTGATGATGGAGCGAGACTACGCATATCAGCGTCAGATTCGCTACTTTGTCAATGTAGACATTGATAAGTTCATGCGCAGGTTATCTTAGTACTTTCTTTTTCGGAAGATCTAAGTTAATTTTGCAGCACTAAATATAAAGATATGATTAAACAAGAGATAGTAGATCGCATTATAAGTGATGTCTCCATTCTGGATGTAGCCGAGGATGAAGGCATTAAATTCTCAGCGAAGAAAGGCAACCGCCATTGGGCTTGCTGTCCGTTCCATAATGAGAATACTGCATCATTCTATGTGGATACAGGCACAAACTGCTGGCGGTGCTTTGGCTCATGCCGCTCCGGCGGCAACGTCATCAGCTTCTACCGCAAACTGAAGAATGGTCTCGAATTCCCAATTGCCTGCAAGGAACTCGCAAAGAAATATCTCAATGAGGAGATAGAGGAAGAGTGGCGACCAAGCAAGGAGGAAGAGGATAAGCAAAAAGAACAGGAGTCCCTGCGCATAGCACTCAACTATGCGCAGAGCTACTTCACAGAGTGTATGCAGAAGGTTAATCCCGCTGCAAACAAAGCACGGGAGGCAGTTTGCAAACGATGGGGCAAGGATGCTATCGGCACCTTCGGCATCGGCTATGCACCAGTAGAAGGCTTCATAGCCTGGGCAACGCAAAAAGGCTTGGACTTCGATATCCTGGAGCAAGTTGGCCTCATAGGTAATGGTGAGCGTGGCCAGTTCGCCATGCTCCGAGACCGCTACACTATACCTATCTATGACAAGATGAGCAGAGTCATAGGCTTCACGGCCAGAACCATGTCCGACAATAAGGATATCTGCAAGTACCTCAACCTGAAGAACAGTCTCGTCTATCACAAGGACACTTCGGTTTTTGGTATCAATTTCGCCCAGAAGGAGGCACGTCTGCGTGATAAGTTCTATCTCGTCGAGGGTGCTCCAGACGTGCTCAAGCTTCAGTCTATCGGCATTCTCAATACAGTGGCTTCACTGGGCGGTTCATGGACCGAGAACCAGCTGAAGCAACTCTACCGCATCAGCAAGAGGGTGACATTCATCCCCGATGCTGACGAACTTAAACCAGGTAATGAATTTCCTGCAGGGACAGCTAATGTGTTTGCCAATGGTCGATCTGCTTTACAGGTCGGATTTACGGTCAATGTCCGGGAGATACCGATTGATTATCCGGCTCCGAAGAAGGAGGACCCGGACTCGTGGATAACTGACAAGGGACACTTCTCACAGATGCGTGAGGAGGAGTTCGTTTTCTGGTACTGCCGCCGCAGATACTGGGCAACAGCAGAAGATATCGATGAGTTTACGACAGAGGATAGATTGCAAGCAATTGCAGATATCTGTGGACTCCTCATGTTAATCAAGGATGAAGACCTGAGAAGCAGCTATCTGACTAGTCTTATCGCTACCTACAAACACTCTCGAGAGTGGAAGGATACACTCAAGAGAGCCAAGGAGGCAGAACTGAGCGAGAAGCAGGAGCGTGAGCGAAAGGGAGACATCAAGATGCTCCGTGAGTTCGGATTTACCGAACACGACAATAGCTATTGGGGTACCAACAAGGAAGGGGACGAGATTCAGTGGTCGAACTTCAAAATGAAGCCTCTCTTCCATATTCGTGATGATTTCAACCCGGTTCGCCTCTTCGAAATCAAGAATAACGGAGAGGAACCTTCACGCCTCATAGAGCTGAACATGGATGAGATCACTTCCAGTTCTACCCTGCGTAAGCGCCTATTCGGTATAGGCGATTATATTTGGATGGCCAGAGATGAGCAGCTTATCAAGCTTCTAGGCTATCTCGGCAGAGTGACCGAGACTGCAGACCCTATCAAGCAGCTAGGTTGGCAGCGTGAAGGATTCTATGCATTCTGTAATGGAGCGAGCGAAGATGGTACCTGGATTCCAATAGATGATATGGGCATACTCAGATTGCAGGCGGGCAAGTACTATCTTCCGGCCATGAGCAAACTCAATAAGGACAGCCGTGAGTTATATGTGAGTGAAAAAAAGTTCCGGCATGAGAAGATGGTTGACAACCCGACAAGTCAGTCAGACTTTTTTGCCAAGGTCGTGCAGGTTTTCGGCGACAACGCCAAGGTGGGGCTGTGCTTCTATGTCGCCACACTATTCCGGGACATCGTCATCAGCAAGAGTCGCTCCTTTCCGCTCCTCAATGCCTTTGGCCCGAAGGGATGCGGTAAGACAGAATTCGCTGCAACGCTGATGAATTTTTTCTATAAATATGAAACTAAGTATGAGCCGTTGTCTATCACCAACGCATCAATGCCAGCACTCTCCGACTATGTAGGAGGAGTTAGCGACGCCCTGGTGCACATCGATGAGTACAAAAACTCCATTACACAGAATAAGGTGGAGTGGCTCAAGGACTTGTGGAATGGTATCGGTCGAACCAAGATGAACATGGACAAGGATAAGAAGCTCGTGCAGGCCAAGGTAGACTCTGGCATCATCCTCACTGGACAGGAGATGCCTACTGCAGATATCGCCCTCTTCAGCCGACTCATCTATCTCACCTTCGACAAGGGTGAGCATACACGTGAGGAGAAGCAGAACTTCGAGGAGCTGGAGCGTATGCGCCAGATTGGTGCTACTCACATCACCCTTCAGCTACTGAAGCATCGTGACCAGTTCCAGGGCTGCTTCGGTAATGCATGGAAGCAAGCAAGTGATGATTTGGAGGAGCGGTTGGAGGGTGAGAGCATCCTGGACCGTATCATGACGAATTGGAAGGTGCCGTTGGCTGCATATCTCGCCATCAGAGATTACATCGACTTTCCTTTCAGCTACAGTGACCTTTTGGGAGTAGTTGTTAAGGGAGTCAAGACGCAGAACAGCATGTGCAACACCACCGACGAGGTCGCTGGCTTCTGGAATATCATCAATGCTGCAGTACAGATGGGCGAGCTGAAGAAAGACCAGGACTTCAAGATTAAGACCTGCGGAACTCTGGCTACCAACAAACTCAAGATAGACAACTGGGCGATGCCAAAGAGCATCCTGATGATTCGCAAGGACATTACCATGGCGGTTTACCGCAAACTGGGAAGGCAGATGGATGAAAACCTCCTTCCTAAGGAGTCGCTGTTGCATTACCTACAGATAGGTGCTGACTTCTATGGTTCTACCAAAAACCCTGAGCGATTTATCAAGTTCACTCCGAGCGGTTTGCCGGAGACAGTAGAGAAGACAGATGCCAATGGTACTATCACTGGCCGTCAGAAGTTATATTATAAAGACAGGCCTCTCTGTTTTGACTATACCATGGTGTCAAACAGATATGGCATAGATCTTGACACAGAGGTAGATGGTGAGCAGAAACAGACTAAGGATACCTATGTCATGACAGATGCTGAGCAGAAGGCTCTAGGCTTGGAACCTTCGCCACTATAGTGGAAATAAGTTTTTTGTTTAGATCATATCGATAGCCTCCAGGGGAAGAGATTCCTCTGGGGGCTTTTTTATTGGTGTTCCGTGATTTTTCAGACCATTCACACGCGACTTAAAAGCAATGTGGCATTTGTGGCAATTGGTGCAACACTGATTATCAAAGAGTTAAGAAGGTATGTGTTTGTGGCAATTATGTGGCAATTTGTGGCAACGAGAAGAGAAGTGTGGCAAAGGTTGTGGCAATGTGGCAATTCTATTATATATTTGTGTCAATAAGAAAGGACTTATAATATTAATAATCAAGCACTTAACATTTTTGCCACAATTGCCACAAATGAATTGCCCAAAAATGGGTTCCTTGATTTTTAATTGCAATTTTTTCCCTTAAAACAAGGATTTTTAGCGCAATACAGATAACTTTTCCTATAAACATAGGAATATCTCGATTATTTTTCCTAACTTTGCGGTGTTTTTAATTACAGAAATATGAGTAAATTCGTAGTTTATGTACAGGTAGAGCCATATCTAAAGCAATGGCTCACCCATAGTTTCGGCGATCCCGTGGAATTCCCGTCCTCCAGCAACGAGAATGCAGTTCTGCGCCGGTTCCTATCTAAGCGCCCGATCAATAATCAGCCTGAGCAACCTGGAGAGCGAGATGTTGCCATCTGCATACCTTACTCCAAGTCTAAAAGCCCAGAGACTTACAACTTCCTTAACGGTCATGCAAAGCAGGCGCTCACCGAGAGTATCAGCGACCTATTTCGCATCAACATGTGGAGTGACCTTGGAGACCTCAATGACATGTCATGCAAGAAGATGTCTGCTTTCCGCTCCTGGTGTGAACAGCAGGGTATCGACATAGAGTATGCTGAGACAATCCGCATGAAGTGGTATCGCATGCGCAAGGCCTATCAAGAGAAGGGCATCAATCTTTTTAATCTTAAAAGATGCAAAAAAGACGATTTTTCATGAAAAAATCTCATCTACTCTAGCCCTGTTTTTGTTCAACACCGAACAGGTGCGAACAGATGCGAACAGACGCGAAATTTTCACAGCTTATGAAAAGACTTAGTTATATCTGCTGCGTGCAGCGCATTCCTGTCAGCGAGTTGCCTTTCGATACACTTCTAGGCAACCATACATTTGAAATACCAGATAGCTACAATTGGCCAGTTGTTAAGTGTCAGAAGCCTGCCAAAATGGAAATCACAGACAAAATAGAGGATGGTCAGCGGTTCTACACCCATAAACTCACCTTCCGCACATGCCGCGAAGACCTGGACATGAAGGACAACTATGCCTATCTGGTCACCACCATCGAGGGCAAACGCTATCTCATTGGCAACAGGGAGCGGCCATATCCTATTATTAATATGTCAGATGTCCACCCTGATTCCCTTGGGACTTCTGCCATGATCGAGTACACAGTTCAGTGGGGTTGCACCAGAAAAGCACCTTTATTAGCCTGATTTACGTATTTTTCCGTTGGCAATTGCCATATTATCTTTGCATCAAAAAAAAGATAAGCGCATGAAATACGGAATGATGATATGCGGTACCATCGGAGCCGGCTACGACTGGTGGTCTGGCACCTATGGCACACGTTCCAAGGATGTCAAGGCTTACCTTGACGCTCACCAAGACGAGGAGGTTGATATAGCAGTCTCCTCGCCTGGTGGCTACGTCGATGAGGGATTGACCATCTATCAGCTCATTAAGGACCATGGTCATGTCAACGTCCATATCCTCGGCATGACAGCTTCCATCGCTACAGTACTCTGCATGGGAGCCAAGCATGTTGATATGTCCGTCGGCAGTACCATGCTCATTCATAATGCTTCGACAGGTGTCGCAGTCTGGGAGTCTGCAAACAAGGCGAAACTCGATGAACTCATCAAGGATTGGCAGAAGCAGCGTGATGGTCTCGACACCATCGACAAGGTCATAGCCTCCGTCTATGCCCAGAAATCGGGCAAGACAAGCGATGAAATCCTGGCTCAGATGGAAAAAGGCAGTTGGCTGAGTCCACAGCAGGCATTGGAGATGGGGTTGGTTGATGAGGTCAGGGACCTGGACGAGGAAGACAAGAAGCGTCAGACTAATCTCGCTAAGAGATTCACTAACGCTTTCTGCTCCAACCTTGGTTTGCCGCCACTTCCTGGAGCAACCGCTAATGACGAGCCCTCTAAAACATTTCTCGAGAAGGTTGCCGCCTCACTCAGAGATATGTTCAAGAATAATACACAAATTTCTAACATGAAGAAAAAATTCCTCAATCTTCAGACCCTCCTCAATCGCAAGGAGGATTTTGAGGTTACAGATGAGAAGATTACTCTCACCGATGCAGAGATGCAGAAAATCGAGGATGCTCTTGCCCAGAAACAGAAGGACTTGGATGACAAGTCCGCTGAGCTCGACAAAGCCAGTCAGGAGGTCAAGGACCTGAAGGCTAAGGTTGAGCAGAAGGACAAGGATATCCAGGCCAAGAATAAGGAGATCAAGGATCTCAAGGGCGCTCCGGGTTCTGGTACCCATGAGGGCGTCACACCAGAGGTTGACAACGTTGACTCTGGTGAAATCTACAATGCTTTGAAGCAGATATTCTAAAATGGCAGCTTTAGAAAATACAGTTGAAATTACTCCTGATGAACTGAAGACCAGCTTTGCGAAGTACCGCAAGGACATCATTGTGATGCCTGTGCGCGCTCTTGACGAGGCAGCAAAATTCATGAGCCGACGCGTGGGCGTTCGTGGCAAGGAGACTGTCGGAGAGCTCGCAGGCGACATGGAGCTCGGCCCATACTCTCTTACTCGCAAGGATGAGAATGGCGTTACAATCACAGGCCGTACCCTGGAGACATTCCTTGGTTCATGTGTCAAGCCTTTTGAACCAAATAAGGTTCGTGAGTCTATCTATGGCTCCAACGTATTCCAGGGCGAGGCGCTCAAAAAACAGCCTATCACCAAACTGATTGGCATGTTCCTGGCAGGCAAGATAGGTGAGGCACTCTTCAAGTACCTCTTCACCATGAAGCGTAACCCAGCTGGCTCTGGTACCGCAGACCTCGCTGATGGTTTCAAGACCATATCCGATGCTGAGATCAAGTCCAAGGCGATTGCTGTTGAGAAGGGCAACCTCTTCAATACAACCGCGATGACTGGTGTCAACGCAGTCGATGCAGTCGAGGCATTCTATGATGCTGCCGATGAAAAACTGAAGGGCATCAATACCTGCATGTTCATGAACAGCCATGAACTTACGCTCTACCGCCGCTGTTATCGTGATAAATACGGAACTGTCAATTGGAACAATGAGTTCAACCACAACAAGTTGGATGGTGCCAGCAACTGCACCCTTGTGGGTCTTGACAACGTTCCTGCGGGCTACAAGATCATCACTCCTGGCAGCAACATGCTCATCGGTTTGGCTACCGAGGGCGACAAGGCGAACTTTGGTGTAGAGAGTTCTCTTGACTCTCACTTCCTGGTTGACTTCGTGGCAACTATGTACTTCGGTACTCAGTTCGAGTCGATCTCCAAGGAACGCATCCTCTTCGGTTACGACACTATCCCTTCAGAGTAAGGGATAGCTGTCCATGGTTATACATTATATTATATATTGATATATGGCAACAAAGAAAACATGTGCTTCAGCCACAGACCTTTATGAGGATGTGTTGAAGTGTCCTGGTGAGAAGAGAATGCCTGGTACCAGAGCCTACGGCTTCTTCATTCCACGTCGTTACATCACCAAGTTTGCAGAGCCACAGAAGGAGACTGCAACCTCACTCAAGGACTATCTCGTCATCAAGGATAGCCACACTATTCAGGCAGATAAGGTCTGGATTAAGATTGCCTTCATCACAGACAAGAGTTCCTTCTCGCCAGAGGCGCAGGGTGAGCATGGCTGCAAGACCATGAACCTCAAGGCAACAGCCGTCCTCCCAGGTACAGAGGAGGAAGCGTCTGCACTCGCTTCTTTGCTTCTCAATGAAGACGGTATCTTCATGATTCCTGAGCGCAACGGCAAGCTTCGCCAGTTTGGTGACGAGACTTTCGAGGTCGACGTAACACCATCTCAGTCTTCTGGAGCAGGTATCTCTGACGAGACCAACACCACACTTGAAATTTCTGTCAACTGCGAGACTATGCCTCCATTCTACTTCGGTACCCTCACAACAGCAGAAGGTACCATCTCTGGTAAAGATTGCAAGCCGGTGGAGGCTGTCGCTGGTGATACAGTCAGTCAATAAACGGGATTCGATTTTCCTACATAACTACTATCAGTGGCGGGGCGATGCTTACATGAGCTCGCCTCGCCATTTTAATTTTCTATTTATTATGAATGATCCGAAATTTACAGAGAAGATAAAGAAGTGGTTTGACTGCGAGCATACCGATGCCAACATCAGGGAGGGAGCGCTGCTCCTCCTTCAGATGAATAACAACCGCCACCTCTATCAACTCATCAACTTCGACCCTCAGGGCAAACTCGAGTTGCTCAAATATGAGCTGCAGAAGCATCTCAATTATCGCATCGAGGGCATGACCATCGATGATGTGAAAGACTACGACAAGAAGGTCACGCCTATCCTTCAGACTGCGGTTGACAAAACATCAGAGGAAGACAATATTGCCAAGCAGCTAGCACCTCATCTTCCGGTCGTGGAGTCAGAAAACCTCGATTCCATCGTGCCTTCAGCCATCGTAGCCAAAGGCAGACGAGCAGACCATGACCAGTTGCCTGATAACATCCAGGCTATTTGGGATAACAACTGCGCTCTGTGGAAGAAAATCAAAGAACACTTTGAGGCTTGCAAAGCTTACGACATGTCATGTGACAGATACGAGGGCTTGCATGCTGCCGACGAAGACTTCAAGCGCATGCTCCTTACACTCAAGGAGGAGTACTATGCATACAAGCAGGCCATGGACGTCTACGACCATGCCAAGCCGGGTGATGCCGAGAAGCAGCCAGCGGAGGAGCAGCCAGAAGCAGCCATCACCTCCAAGCAGATTGGCAATGCTCGATCCTACATCACCAAGAACCTTGATCAGCTTATTGGCTTGACGGAGGCTGGCAACACAGACAAAGCTGACGCCTTGCGAGCAAAGGTCAATGAGCGAGTGCAACTCTTGATTGCAGCCAAGGCTGAAATCACCGCTGATACCATCGCCAAGCTTCAGCAGGCTGGCATCACCATGGAGCAGCAGGCTTCAGCCGATGGCGAGGAGAAGCCAGAGAGTGCAGAAGAGGAGGTTACAGATGAGGGCGAAGCAGATACAGCAAGTCCTGAAGCCGCTCCAGGAGAGTAGCTCGCAGGTCTTCCTAGGTCAAGGGCTTCACGCCCTTGGCTTGTTGGGTTGGATTCTGGAGCAGACAGGTCCGGCAGACATAGCAGTCACCACCTTCTCCACTTCCGATGCCTTCCTCTGTGGTGTTGTCAACCTTCGCAAGCGAGGGTTGATTCACCACTCAGTGTTAGTCGCAGACGTTAAAGCTTCAAGTAAAACTTTAAAGCTAAAAGCCTTAATGACAGAGGCTTTTGACGAAGTTCGTCTAACGCTAAATCACTCCAAGGTGATGCTTGTCGCTAACGCTCAGTGGGTAGTCTCCGTGATTACATCTCAGAACCAGACCTATGGTGACCGTGCGGAATGCACGTTCATCTCTTGCGACAGAGGTGTCTATCACGACATTCAATTAATGCTTAATAAACTGAAAGATGATTCGACTACAATATCCTTATCTCGAGGAGAGTGAGACCTATCTGCAGGCGGTCTATGACCTTGCCAGGACCATGACTCCGGTGGAGCAGGTTCCCATCCTCATGGATTTAGATCCGGAGGAGTCCATGTTACTGCAGCTGGAGCTTCAGGAGCCGTGCTCTCCTTATCGCAGGCGCTATCTCAAAGGTCTAGCGGAAACCGCTAACGAGTTGCGTACCAGCAATATTGCACTCGCTAATGTCGGTTCTCCTGGTGCTTATCAGTCAGTTATGTCTCAGCTATCTCAGATTGTTGCAAACCTCAGTTAGATATGAGTCTACCAGTCAACATTGATGACTACATGAAGTACATGCCTCTCAACGAGGATGAGCTTCAGGAACTTCATCTCTCTGCCATCGTCAAGGCGAGAGTGGAGCGGCTGCGTGGCTGCTACGCCTTCTGGCTGCGCTATCCACGCTTTACCGTCAGGGAGATGGTTGATCAGGACAAGGCCATGTTTGGCGTCAGCGAGACACAGGCATACGATGATATACATCTCTGCCAAGTCATGCTCGGCAATCTCAACGCCGCCTCTAAGGAGTTCTGGCGATGGAAGGTCAACCAGGAGATAGACGAGGACCGCAAGGCTGCTAAGGCTGCAGGGGATTTCCGTGCCCTAGCCCAGATGCAGAAGAACCGCATCAAGAATAACCGAACCGACACGCCTGATGAGCCAGAGCTGGCATTCGACAAGATTGTTCCTGTTGAGTTCCGCATGACAGATGATCCGACAGTCATCGGTTTGCAGAAGATTCCAAATCTTCGTGCAAAAATCAAGAAAATGGAGAAGCGCTACTCGATGCCGGACATCGAGGATGCTGACTTCGAAGAACTTCCGGCAGATGATGACAGCAAGACCTAAGGAGTTATTTTTCAACGACGTGCAGTCGCGCGTCCTGCAGCTCATGCCCAAGACGCTGGTCTGCGAATGGGGTCGAGGCACCGGTAAAGGTGTCGTGGAGGCAGGTCGCATTCTCTATGCGGTCCAGCACATGCCAGGTTCGTGCCTGGGCATGGTGGCGCCATCGGTCAAGCGATGCCAGACCAACATCCTTCCTTCAGCTCTGGTCCACCTCGAGGAGTGGGGCTACAAGCGCGATGTCCACTACATCGTTGGCAAAAAACCGTGGAAGGCGCTGCACTGGCAGGAACCGCACTTTTCGCCCATGAACTGGGAGAATACAGTAGCCTTTTATAATGGCAGCTACCTCAACATCATCTCTCAGGACCGCAGCGGTACCTCCAACTCCCTCTCACTCGACCATGTTTTTATCGACGAGGCGAAGTTTATCGACTGGGAGCAGCTCAACAATGAGACGCTCCCGGCTAATCGAGGCAACAAGCAACTTTTCGGTGACTGCTGCCTTCACCATGGTCTGACAATTACTTCAGATACATCGGCGACCAAAAAAGGTTCCTGGTTCATGAGCTGGGAAAAGAAGCAAGACAAGGAGCTGGTGGCAACCATGGAGACAGTCCTGGTGCATCTGCACAGCATCCGCAACAAGCTGGCTGCTCACCCTGAACGATATGACTACTACATGAAGGAAGTGCAGAAGTATGAGAAGATTCTTGATTCTCTCCGCTCCTATGCGCTTGTCTATTCTCGATGCTCAAGCATCCAGAACCTGGCTGTACTTGGCGAGGACTTCATCAAACAGATGAAGCGAGACCTGCCAAAGATGACCTTCCTCACGAGCATCATGTGCCAGCATGTCGGCATCGCACAGGATGGTTTCTACTCCGGGCTTGACGAGGATCGCAACTTCTATACGGCACCGAACACCAGGTTTCTCAATGACCTGCAGTATAAGTTCGACCCTAAGCACGACAAGCCGGACTGCCGCATGGATGGCGACCTGGAGGACGGTTTACCGCTGATCATCGGTTCCGATGCCAACAATAACATCAACTGTCTCGTAGTCGGGCAGGTGGGTTCTGATACCAAGTTGCGCATCGTCAACTCATTCTATGTGAAGTATGCCAGAAAGTTGCCTGAGCTCGCTCAGGACTTCTGCGACTACTATAAGTATCTCAAGAACAAACGAGTAATTTTCTACTACGATGCGACCTTCGTTGGAAACTCCTATGCAACGCACAGCGATAAGTTCTACCAGATTATTACCAAGGTGCTACGTAGGAATGGCTGGCTCGTTACAGAGGTCTACATCGGCAAGCCGATGAACCATCTTGAGAAGCAGTTGCTCATCGACCGCATGTTCAAGGGACATGCGCGACACATGGTTCTCATCAACCAGGACAATAACGAGGACCTGATCATCTCAATCGAGAGCGCAGGCTGTTACAACAACGGCAAGGATAAGCGAGGTGAGAAGCTCGTGGAGACAGACGAGGACAGGCTGGAGAACCGTACCGACTTCTCCGATGCCTTCGATACCGTCTGCATAGGCGTGGATAAGTTCCCTCAGACCGTCCTCTATACGGGAGGCATGAGCAACTATTACCCTCGATAGAATATTTCGTTCTTTTTTTATTTATTGCTTTAAGTTTTTTTTATGCTATGATTCCTTGGCTGCTTGCTCGTGAGAGTAGGCAGCCTTTTTTCTTTCTGGGTGTGTGAGAAAGCGGTATCTCCGATGGTTGTTTGATGCTGTTCCGTACTTTTTTTATTGCATTCTCCGCCGCCCGTCATGTGTTCCCATCCGAAATTTCCTGTGCAAAGTTAGCTGCTGGCGATTCAAGTCTGTGTATGAACCTTGGTTAACTAAAGCCAAAGGTTCTTCACGTTTCACTAAACTTTTACCTTTAGTCAACAAAGAACCCCACACCTGTTTGCCTCTGCCAGCGCATTTTGAAGCACAGGAAAAATCGAAAGGGCACACCGGGCTTTGAACGGAATGCAATTAAAAAAAATACTCCACAGCAGGAGTGGGAAAAAATCTCTGGACTCCCAAACATTACCAGAATACAATTTCAAACTTTATAAAATTTTTCGATATGAGACAGAACTATTTCTTTGAGTACGTTCCAAACGCTTACATCAACCTTTGCGTTGACAAGGCACAGCAGATGGCAAACAACCGCTTCGTCTACGACTTCAAGGCAGGCGACAAGAAGGCGGTACACCTCTGCGCTGAGTGGCTAGTTCGCTATCTTACAAAGCAGTATAGCAGTATCTTAGAGGACTTCGTTGTAGTTTTTGCTCCATGCAGCACACAATGGAAATATACCAAGCGATTCGGCTATCTCGCAGCCATCCTCAATGCAGCAGGCATCGTGACCGCAAACGAGCACGTTCACATCTTTGGAGAGCGCAAGCCGATCCACAACGGAGGCAGCCATGTTGTTAACGAGGACATTTATCACGTTTCAGTAGATGGCGAGTACTTCAAGGGCAAGCAGGTCATTCTATTCGACGACCTGCTGACTAGCGGCAAGACCATCGAGGACTTCAGAAGAAAGTTGGAGGCGGCAGGTGCTTATGTGGAGAGAGAAATCTTTTTGGCTCGCACAATTCACCACGACCCAATAAGCAACAGAGGCGTATTGCAGGAGATGGCAGAAGGCTTTTATGAGGCAGTGGCACACTCAAAGAGATGTTTCCCACAGGGTGTTAATATCAACAAGAAATCAAACAACAACTATAATAAAGTAGCGTAACATGAAGAAGTACAATGATATACTAGCAGACGAGCGCCAAGAGTTCAAGGCAGCTAATTACGGATTCGATTCACTCAGTAACACCGAATTGTTATCGATGGTAATCAACAGAGGGGCAGGAACAGCCGAAAGCCTAAGCCAGGCTAGGCAACTGATGAACATGGCAGACAACAATCTCAGTAACCTTGCAAAGTTATCCATGGACGAAATGCAGGTGGTGCAGGGAATAGGCGACTGCAAGGCGTTGGCAGTACTCGCAGCTTTGGAACTAGGCAAGCGCAGGGCAGTGGAGAAGTTAGGTAGCAAGCCCGACATGGGCAGCAGTCTAGCCATATACAACTACATGCTTCCGCAGATGGCAGACCTAAAGGTAGAGCAGGCACACGTCATATTGATGAACCAAAATTTCAGACTCATCAAGAGCGTGAAACTGAGCGAGGGAGGGATAACTGAAACTTCAGTGGATATTCGTATCCTCATGAGGGAGGCAGTCTTGAGCGGTGCAACCATCATGGCATTTGTGCACAATCACCCATCGGGCAACACGCAGCCAAGCAAGGCGGACGATGTGCTGACCCAGCAGATAGCCAAGGCTTGTCAAGTCATGCGCATCTTCTTCATGGACCATGTGATAGTAACAGATGGAGCATTCTACAGCTATCACGACAAGGGTAGACTATAGGCACCATGGGCAACGTGATAGGAACACGTTGCCCTTTCTCTTTCTTGCAATCTTGCTGATAACCGCGGATAAAGGGAAGGGGATAGAGATAGCGAGAGCGATGGCAATTCGGGGCAGCAGTCGGGGAAAGGGGCAATTGCCACATGAAAAATCCCTTACATATACCGCTCCAGTCAGCCGTGGCAATTGCCTCCGAGCGTAGGGCGGTGGGGGGTATCCTTACGGCAAGGCACGCCCTTTTTTGCTTCAACTTTCTAAAAATCCATGATTTTCAGCAAGTTGGCAAAAATGACCGTGGAAAATTTGTGCATAATGCCCAAATTTTGCAATCAATTGCCATTGATTGCCCGCTCGAAAACGGCTACTTATGCCAATTTCCATGAAATTGCCACAAGAAACGAGCCGTTTTCGAGCGAACCCCTACATTGCATTTCGGGGTATAAGCGGTAATAACATTGTTTGACATCATTCAAGAATGATGAGAAAAAGAGGTAAAAACCGTGTTTGATGGGGCTGAAATGTTAAAAATGTATTAAACATAATAAATTTATTATGCAATATTTGCGTATATCAAAATTATTATGTACCTTTGCAATCGAGTTAAGGAACATGTTTAATCAATTAAATTTTTAAGCTATGCAAGAAGATTTAGAAAATGAAATCGAGAGAAAGAAAAAAGATATCGAAGACTTTCTCCGAATCGTGAAATTCACTGGTCTTTCACAAAAGGAAATCGAAAAGAGACTTGATTATCTCTTGGACGACCTTTCAAGACTGATGAAGAAAAGAAAGTAAAATGTTTAACTTCCCCTCCTTCGGGAGGGGATTACAAAATATATATTGATATGGAAGATATTAGAACCCTATTGGATGAATACAAGTCTCTTGCAGGTAATACCGATGCAAAGAGCGAAGAGCGAAAAAATGAAATTATCGCTAAGCTGGAAACTATGGATAAGGATGCTGTGGCTGAAGTGGCAAAACCATTCCTGGAGGAAAATGTAACTCGCCTGGAGGGCGAGGTGAAAGCTCTCCGTAGCCAGATAGATGCAGAGGATTACAAACTGCTTCCTATCTCTTACATCGCTAAGACCTATTTCAACAAGAGCGCAGCATGGCTTTTGCAGCGTCTCAATGGATATCAGATTCGTGGAAAGGTTTATACGCTCAACCAGGAGCAGAAAGGCATTTTTAATCAAGCAGTCAAGGAAATAAGCAATCGCATCAGCGCATTGCAGTTAGCATAGCTAACATGTTCAATAACTCAACTCTGTCCCCGACACGATTCCGTGTCGGGGACATTTAAAGGATGATTTACAGGCAGCCGTGTTCTGACATAGGCTGTGTTTTCATATAATTATGTAGGAATTTTAGTAAAGATCTCTGAGCCCTCCGTGCGTGACGCATCGGGGGCTTTTTCGTCTCCAAATGTTAAATCTTAGTTAATATAACGAATTTGTAGTATAAATATTTGGTTATATCACGAAAATGTAGTATCTTTGCAGTGTTAAATTAAACAAGTAAGTAATATGAAATGGAATGAATTGAAAAGAATTGCTATTGCCCACGGCTTTCAGTTTTACAAAGGCTTGAAAGGGCATGACCTCTACATCAACAGAGAGACCAAGAAAACAATCATGCTAGAGCGACATTGGTCACAAGAGGTCAGAAAAGGATTGGTTAACAAACTTAGAAAGGATATCGGGTTCTAACCCGATTCCTTTTAAACAAAATATAATAAAACATTAAAATTGATTTCGTATGGATAAAAAATTTAAGGTTTCTATTGAGAAACAGGAGGATGGCAGCTATATTGCATATAATACAAACATGAGTGGCTGTACTATTATCGGTACAGGTGATTCTGTAGCTGCTGCAAAAAAAGACTTCTTGGAGTCTATGGCAGGTGTGGCAGATGCAAAACGTGAGTTGGGTGATGAGGTGCCTGAGGCTTTCTCTAATGTCCCAGACTACAAGTTTGATTTGTCTTCGCTCTTTGAGTATTATAAGATGATAAATGTGAGTGCTTTTGCTAGATTCGTGGGCATTAATGATACTTTGATGCGCCAGTACCGCAAGGGTAACACATATATCTCGGACGCTCAGCTTCGTAAAATTGAAGATGGTATCCATCAATTAGGTAGTGAGTTTTCTAGACTTCAACTTGTTTAATTTAACACCTTGACTTTTGAGGTCTGTTGCCCTCGGATGGCTTGTCATTCGGGGGCACTTATTCCTTTAAACTTAAAAAATATAAGATTATGGAATATACAGAGATGATTGATAAGGTGAAGGCTTTGGCTGCACAAAACAGAGCAGCCAAGACCGCAGAGGACAAGGCTAAGGTTCGCCGTCAGATGGATGCACTCAAGGAGTCAGACCCTAAGGCTTTTGCCGTGGCAGTGGGCTACATGGCTAAGACCACAGAGCAGAAGGTCAAGGAAACTGACCATGGCTCAGAAATTTGGCTCGCTTAGCCTTGCTATTTAGGCTATCTTTATTTAACACATCGTCCCCGGCACAGAGCCGTGCCGGGGACTTCATTTAAGCAGTTTTTGATATGAGAATTATTAAACTAAACGATGATGAGTGGAGCCACTCCAGTGATGACGGCAGTGGATACTCAAATGAGGGACATACCAAACCTTAGGAGCTTGATTACCTCTATGATGAGGGCTATCAAACAGTCTGCGCCTACAGACCATTTGATGGCTCTCATTGCCTTATCTATGACTCCACAGCGGTTTGAGAGTTGTTGCCTATTGTATTGATAGGCTGACTCTGCATATTCTATGCTATCCAACAAGCAGTTCTTTAGATAGATCTCGTTCGCTGCGACCAGGTCTCCATTGGCGTGCCTTTTGGAATAACCTATATTTTTGTCCTGCAAGTAACCTCTTGCCGAGCTACCTGCATGCTTGAAACCGTGTATTGAGATAACCTTGGCAAACATTTGCCACAGGGCGTAACTGATGCCTGCCCAGAGTATGGATGCTGTCAAAAACAATATCGGATTTCGGGTGTTTACGATGCATACGGTCAAGCCTGTGCAACACGTCAGCAGAAAACCTGTCAGGGTATAGGCCCTGTCTGTCGATTTTCTGAGCTGCTCAAGAGAACTTGACAGCCTTAGATCTGCTCTGTTCAAAAGTGTTTGCGCTAATTCTATGGAGATAAAATTGCGCATTTCTTTTGAGATAAAATTTTCTTCCATACCTTAATATATATTATAATGTAAAAACACCGCAAAGTTAGGAAAAAAATCGGAGAATATCAGAGAAAATCGGGGAAAATCAGAGAATTTCGGAGAAAATCGGGGAAAATCGGGGAATTTTCGAGGAAAATGCACGGAAAATCGGGGAATTTCCGAGGAATCCATTCCTCGAAGTGGCAGAACCGAAGGGAGATCCTGCGGTCGTTTCCGGTCGTTTTCGCTCGTTTTTCCGGTCATTCCCGGTCATTTTCCGATTGATTCCGATTGATTCCGATTGATTCCGATTGATTCCGGAAAATCATTCCTTTTCATTCCTTTTTATTCCTTCTCCTCCTCAAATCACCCCGATTTTATGCTCTAAAACATATTCCCTGCAGATTCTTCTAAAATTTCTCGCTTTTTTTTTGGCGGTTCCAATTATTCTTCGTACTTTTGCCATCGGTTATAAGATAGTAGTAATCTACTCAGCGATGGCGACTGTTTCGCCTAGGCTTCACGCCGTGGGCTTTTTTTATGCCTATAAAGTATCATTTTCCCGGCAGCGGGAAAAAGGTCTTTTCAATATGGCGGTTGCATGATCCGTAAGATACTTGCCCTTCGCTGGGAAAGCTACCATCTTATAACCAACGGTGAATGTGACCGCCACCATTGTATTTATACATCAAGGTCGGTCTATAATGGTTATAAGATGGCAATATGCAGAATTCTATTTTATTAAGTGATGCGCAGGTGAGACCTGCAGGCATCAGCGTGAACGAGGGCATCCATACCCTCAAGTGTGCAATCAAGCGTGAGGCTAAGCGTCTCATGGCTACCAAGAGCGAGACCTTCTCTTGCCTTTGCGAGGAAAGCGTGAGCTATGGCGACGTGGTACTCACCATGGTTGGTTTCGCAGCTGTGATGGCTGTTGTCATGATTGGTGGTTTCATTTTCGGAGGGGAGGTAGCATGATGAAGAAAAATAGAAACCGCAGAAGACGCACAGCAAAGCTGATAACCAAGGACATCAGCAAGTGCAAATACTTCATAAATATTGGCAAAAAAATGAACGCCCATAAGGTGGAACTCAAATTTCAGAGAGCCTACAATACAATGGGTTCTGTCGTTTTCATCGATGATGCGTCACACAAGCAGACTATTATCCGATGGTATGATCATCGCTATTATGCTCTTAGGTATGGAGCTAAAGAGGTTGAGCCATACAATATGACTCTAGCCAAGTGGAAAACCATCAACAACGATTAGGTATGAAAAAGAATAAGAAGAAAGTCAAGAGAGACATTCTCTTGCTATATTTCAAACGCCGTCGCATCCGCGATGCGCTCATGAAACGCTACTGGGAGCTTGAGACTAAACGCAAGGAACTGTACAAACTGGTGGAGTACGCCAAGATCCAGTCACGATACTGCGTCAATCTGGACTGCCACCGCATAGCCGGCAGATACCTCAGAGAACTGGAGCAAGAGGAACTACGTACCTGCAGACTTCAGATCAAATACGACATTTGGGCTTCCAGACTCGGTTACTGGATAGACCTCTATGAGACGGCATTAAACCGACAGCACCCAGATAACAGAATTTAAGTATAACCCTTTAAATATTAACGATTATGCCAAGAAATACAGATAATTTCATCAGCGAGCAGTTTGAGGAGGACCTGCTCGACGCTTACTTCCACTTCCGCAGCTGCCTCCCTGTGAAGGATGAAGAAACCGGTCTTGATTACAAGAAGAGCTTCAAGACCACACAGGACATCGCCACGGAACTAGATGACATGGGCGGTGTCAGTATAGAAACCATCAACCAGTATATGCAGGAGCATGGCTACCATGTTGCCACGCAGCCAGACGGAACCGTGGCATGGGCTATCTGGGAGAGAGTTGTCAGGCCAGACAGCCTGGTTTAAGTTAAAAACTCATATATTTTATTGTACTACCATGTGTTATGAATAATTTTTCGTACCTTTGCAGCACGAAAAATTTTACAAAGTTTTGAAAAGCTTTGATACGGCTGACCGCTCGTGAGGGTAGTCAGCCGTATTTTTATTTTTATCCTCTATGTATTATCTTTGCATCAAAAAAGATAATATATGACCATCACATCACTTCCGTCGGGCAGTTGCTTCCTTGAGAACATCCCCGACATCGATATTCTCACGGCCAAGACCCGCCTGCTCGTCACCATCAAGATAGGTGATGATACCATCTACGATGAGTATCTCTATCCTGCCGATGGAGAGGTCAGAGTAATCGACCTTGCCGACATCTTCCGTCCATATGCACGCCGGAGGCTGGCAGTCACAGCCACCATCACCATCGCCGAGCAACAGGTTCCGAGCTCCGGAGACACCGACTCGGCAACAGTCACCGATACGCAGACAGCCAACCTGCAGGTCTACTATTCTACCGTAGACATCGTGGGCGTGGACTGCTCTACATTCCTCACCACCCACTTCCTCACCCTGCTCGAGGGGCACAAGACCACCTACATGGGGCGACTTGAATATCTCCACTACATGGGCAAGGAAGCAGCAGAAGTCACCGCACACTATGCGGACAAAACCACAAAAATGTTTACCGCACCAGCCACCGGCGGCAATGACATCTACACCACCATCGACATCTCTCCGTCGCGATTCGAGACCGAGGGCACCGACCTTCTCTACTACGTGGTAGAGGCAGGCTCACGCTCAATGACCTTCATCATAGACAGCGAAGAGCGTGATGTGGCGCCTACTCTGCTCTTCACCAACAGCTTCGGCTGCCAGGAGCTCATCTACTGCACAGGCAAGCACGAAGTAGACCCGCAGTACACCCGCGATGCAGCCTACATGGGCGGCATCAGGGTAAACTACCGCATCACAGAGCAGCGCACATTTTCCGCCGATACTGGCTATCTGGGCACAGACATGGCAAACTGGGCAGATGATCTCTTCCGCTCAGACGAGGTCTATCTGGTCAACTTCATCGGAGGCGTTGCCAAGGTGGGCAAGCGTGTCACCCTCTCTGACTCCAAGTCCAAGCGCGACAACCTGCGCGACAGCGTGCCACGCTTCACCTTCAGCTACACCTACGCACAGCGTCAGCACAACGTGCTTGACCTGCAGCGTGCCGGCCGTATCTTCGACAATACCTTTGATAACACCTTTAACTGATGAGACGCACGGCTTACCACCTCACAGAGGTGCTGCGCCTCCTGGCCAAGGCAGAGCGAGACCGCTCTACCATTAACCTGAAGGCGTGGACATCAGACGGCAAGACCGTCGACTATACAGGATGGCTGGTCAGGGGCAGCAGCTGGCGTGGCGGTTTCCACCGTCTCGTCAATCCGGCAAATGCCGAGGTTCGCACCGTTCCGGACATCTACATTCACCAGTTCCTGGGCTTACCAGTATATTTATGACATGAAACAGAAAAAATATCAGCTTCAGCAAGTAGGAACCAGCGGTTCCTACAGTCGCTACGCTCTCGTGGCAGAGGGCGTGAGCAGGGTAACAGACTCCACCACCATCGAGCAGCAGTACGGAAGGGATACCAGTTTTCTGGGTTCCGGAGAGGTGGGAGATGCCACCACGGGCATCTTGGAGACTTCAGACGGCAAGCTCTTCGAGTATGTGAACTATGGCGATGACAACGACATGCCATACACCCTGCAGCAGTTGCTGCGCCGCAACATGGTGGCGCAGCGAGCTATGGCTTTCAACGTCCAGTGCTGCTACGGCCAGGGCGTGCGCTTCATGGACCGGGAGACCAAGCAGGACACTACCGACAGCGAGATACGCGACTTCTGCCTGAAGAACTCCATCCACGAGGTCTTCATGCAGCAGGCTACAGACATGAAGTTCTTCTTCTGGTCGGTAGAGGTCATCATCCTGAGCCGTGACCACTCCAAGATAGTAAACATCCGCCACAAGGACGTTTCCTACTGCCGCCTGGAGGCACCAAATGAGAAGGGGCGCATAGAGCATGTATTCTTCGGCGACTTCCGCAACGTCATGTCGCCTGTCCACACCGAAGTCATCCCGCTGCTCGACCTCTATGACCCGCTGGGCGACCTCATGGCGCGCATGGGCAAGGCTCCAGATCCATATACCGGCATCAGGGGCAAGGCTCCTGAAATGGGCAAGGACTGTAAGTTTGCCATCATTTCACGCATCCCGACACCCGGACTGCAGTACTATCCGATACCATACTATGCCAGCATTTTCGATGATGCCTGGTACGACATCTATCGTCTCATCGGCATCGGCAAGCGCTACATGATCAAGAACACGTCCGCTCCTCGCATCCAGATAGAGGTGCACCGCGACTATTGGGAGGAACTCTGCAACAACGAGGACATCATCGACCCGGATAAGCGCAAGGAGCGCATCCTGCAGGAGAAGGACAACATTATCAATTTCGTGTGCGGACCGGAGAATGCCGGCAAGGCGCTCATCACGGGCTATTACTTCGACCCCAACGGCAAGGAGCAGCGCATGGTGCGCATCATCAACCTCTCAGAGGGCAGCAAGAAGGAGGGTGGCGACTGGGCAGACGACATGAGCGAGGCATCCAACGCTCTCTGCTTCTCGCTGGGCGTGCATCCAAACCTCATCGGAGCAACCCCGGGCAAGAGTCAGATGAACAATTCCGGCTCAGACAAGCGAGAGCTCTTCATACTCAAGCAGTCGCTCGAGAAGGCTTGCCACGACATCATGTGCAAGCCTTACCACGTCATCTCCCACTACAATGGCTATGCCGACCGAGGAGTGACCGTAGACGTGCCGATGATAGAACTCACGACACTAGACAAAAATAAGGACCAACAGACATCAATAGTTTCAAACAATAATGGCAAAAATGAAGATTCAAATCAGCAAGGATGACTTCGAGCAGAGCATCCTCGTAGCGACAAGCTCGCACTCTGAGGTGTTCGAGTCTGTGAGACCTCATTTCTATGAGGCATACAACAATATTCAGAAGCGCTTCCTCGGCTGCGTTGGTGAGGAAGCGCTGGAGACAAATGAACGGCTATCGGCTGCAGTTGTCAAGGCAGTGTGCCTGACTGCATTCCTCGGCAACGTTCGCCATCTCGACCTGGTACTCACTCCGACAGGCTTCGGAGTAGTTGCCAACAACGAGGTCTCTCCTGCATCATCTGCGAGAGTAGAGGCGCTGATAGAGCAGTGTATGGTCGCATGCTTGAAGGCAGAGGGCGAAATGATTACCTGGTTGTCTGCAACAGAAGGGTGGGGTGAGAGCCTGCAGGCGAAGATGAGCATACCGCTTCTGGTCTTCAGCATCGAGCAGTATGCCTTCCAGGTGAAGCAGGAGCTATCATCCAAGCAGTGGAAGGATAAACTGTCAGCACTCTACGAAGCTGATGGGGTGATGCGAAGGGTCATATCTGACGAGCAGATGGATGATCTGCTAGAGATGGAGCGGGGAGCCAAGGACAAGGATGACACCGCTGTAGAAATCATCTTCAAGGTGCGCAGATGCATGATCTTCCTGGCTGAGGGTTTGCTGACAGCCTATTCCAACGAGCGTGCGAGACTGCTCAGATACTTTGATGCAAATCTCGATAAATTCCCGTTATATGCGAATTCATCGGCATATAAGGCTAATCATTTCAAAGAATTTCAGAATGAAAAATCAAAACCTGCCTTCGTTTTCAACGCATAAAGATGGTACACAAGAGTTCAATTTCCAGTCGCCGTCATCGTGGGCGGAACTTTCAGAAGATCAGTTGCGCTATGTCCTTAGCATCATGTCGACGTTCCAGGATCATACCGTTGTCAAATGCTACCTTCTCGCAAGGTTCTGCGGTCTTACCGTACATAAGTACACCCGAACCGGGTGGAAATGCAGCGTTAAATGCGGTGAAAGCGATGAAAATGGCGATGCTAAGACTGGAAAAGTGCGCGAGAGAGTCCTGTATATCAGCGCTGCAGAAATCCTCTCCCTGCTCAAAAACTTCGATTTCATAGACTCCTTTACGGACTTTAGGCCTCTACAGGTTGCAAGTGACGTTCAACTGACGGCAGTAGACAGCCTGCTTCACGAGATCAGCTTCTACGATTACCTCAATATCGAGAAGAATTACCAGCTGTTCATGCTCAAGCAGGAGGACAGATTCCTGCTGAAGATGGCGCATCTCATGTACAGAACCGCAGATGGTTCTGCCGATGAAACCGCCAATTTCGAACCTTATGAGCTCCTCGGGGTCTTCATGTGGTTCTCGAGCGTCAAGGAGTATTTCGCCGCCAACTTCCCTCACTTCTTCAGACCTGCGAAAGAGGGTGGCGAACTGCGGCGTGAGGACATCCTGCCAGCCATGCAGGCGCAAATCAGGGCACTTACCGATGGTGACGTGACCAAACTGCAGGCTGTCTACAATACCGACTGCTGGGCTGCCCTCACAGAGCTTGATAACAAGGCACGAGAGGCAGAGGAGTTCAAGAAGCGCAACAGGCAAAATAGTTAAAATAACAGCACATGACAGAGAAAATCTTCGATTCTATCGCATATTTCAAGCAGCTGGCTGCCGAGTGCAGAACCTGCAAAGAATATAATTTCGTCGCAACGGAGTGCTCCGGACCTGATTCCATTCAGGGAGTCATGCAGCAGTTCCGCAAGGCATCCAACTTCATCATGGTCTCAGATACCGTTGACAGCAACACCCATTCCATCGGAGAGGGGTTCTTTGACCGCAACGTATATACCGTCTGGATCCTGGCAGGGTACAGGCGCGATGACATGGCAGACCGAGAGGCGAAAATGAATATCTGCAGATATATCTTCCGCCAGTTCCTCAGCCGTATGCTCCACGACAAGAGCCGTGAGGCATACGATGGCCAGATGGAGTTTCTGGACCTCACGCAGGTCTATTCGAGCGAGCTGGGCAGATGGTCCATGAATGGCGTCACAGGACTCTATTTCATGGTCACATCTGACGAACCTATCGACATACAGTATGACGAGAGCCTATGGCAGACGCAGAAATAGACGACCTCCTCAGATATGAAAGAGGCTGGACTAACGCCATGGGCGACTATTGGAGAGAGCGCATGGAGCGGTTGCGTACCATCGATACCGGCCGCCTCTACGCTTCCATCAAGGCGCACCTGGAGCAGGGGTCTGTCACCACTATTGAGCACAACTTCCTGCAGTACGGTATCTATGTAGCTGCAGGAGTAGGACCGGCACATGAGTGGTACAAGTGGACCAAGGCACAGGGTGGCGAGAAAGTCCACCGCATCAACAACGGCGACCTCAACTTCCTGGACGATGAATACCGTCGTGACAACAATCTCGAGAAACCGAAGAAGGTGGGCCCTGCCTGGGGCGGTCGTGTCGCCGGTGGCGAACCAAAAGGTCGCCGTGACTGGTTCTCGCAGAAGTACTACTCATCTGTCATGAAGCTCAACGAGCATGAGGCGACCTTCTACGGCGACCGGTACAATGGTCTGATGGCATCTGCCCTCACAGAGATCTTCAAGGGCATCGGTGCAGCACGCTACCTCTAGGGAGCGTATTTTTACCGATTCCATCGGCATATTATCTTTGCAAACAAAAAAGAAAAAATGGCAGATAAACTAGACAAGAGTGCACTTCAGACCCTATTCGAGGGTATCAGAGACGAGCGACGTCTGCAGGCCAACACGGCTAACCGCATCGGCAACGCCTTCCTCTCGCTTCTGCATTTCTGTGCCGACGAGACCTCCGATGCCTTCCTCAGCCGCAAGCATGACGATGCAGCCGAGGGCATGATTACCTTCCTGCGTGGGCTCATCTCCGAGCAGATGGCGCAGCTCAAGGCGGGTGCACAGTTCGGTGACTTCGTCTCCGGGCTGTACAACGGCAAGGGCGCGCAGGTCGATGCCAATGGCAATGCCGAGGTTGAGAGCATCACCGTCCGCACATACATGCGGGTCATGGAACTGATTGTCAACCGCCTGTCAGCGCAGGATGGTGACACTTTCTTCACCGAAAGCGACACCATCGAGAGCGTTGACAGTCTGGGCGATGATTGCTATGGCTTACACCTCCGCTCCAAGTATAGTGGATACTTCACGGCTCAGCATGTGGGCAACGTCATCAAGGGCGTTGTCAACAACATCGCCTCGGCAGCCAATTCCGGCACTTCGGCTGATTACTACACCTCGTGGATGAGAGTCAACAGCGTCAACGCGGTTAAGAATTACATCGAGGTCACCCTCTATTCTGATGCCGAAGTTCCGGCAGGAAAGAACTTTCCGCCATGTGAGCTCATGAATATCGCCCGTTATGGCAACCAGACCGATGAGTCGCTGCAGAGCTGTTTCTACATCTCCAGTTCCGAGGGGCGCATCGTCAAGCTGACGGGCGTCACCAAGCCGATACTAGAGAATTACAACTACGGCATGGCCTTCGGCGACATGCCTGAATTCGTCAAGTCGCTTGACCTTCCTATCGTCAAGGGCAGGGATTATCTCTATGCAGCCGGCATCATCACCCAGGATATCATACAGATTGACTATCAAGGCAAACCGGTTGTCGATTATGTAGACCGAGGACCATGGTCAGAGGCGGCAGACTATTTCTGCACAACTCTCAATCCGGAAACTGGCAAATACGAGACTTCCGATGTCTGGTATACCGGGTGCAAGTGGCGATGCCAGAAGACTGGTACCCATACCGCACCTAGGTGGAATAATACCGATTGGGCGATGATAGAGGGCAATCCAGCATTCACCATCGATTTCCTCGAAGACGAGACGCTCTATGATTTCGACAACTTCCGGGCTCCGCTGACTATCGTTGCTACGCTCTACGGCCAGGATATCACCTCAGATATCCTCGACAGCGATGTAGCCTGGACCAGATACACGGAGAACAGGGCTGGTGAGCAGAGAGTCACAAGTGACAACATCTGGTCACTCGAAGTCGGTTCCAAGGCAGGCAAGGCTATCGTCCTGACCCAGTCTGACCTCTCCATCGACAGCGAGGGAGTTCCGGCTAAGATTAGATTCACGGCAACAGTTACACTTCGTGATGGTCTGGGCGATGAGGTTGCCCAAGATTCCATCACACTGGAATGTGTTTAATAACATATAAGATGAAATACAAAAGATTAGACTTCAAATACACGCCTCTGCAGGTGAACACATCCAAGACAATATCAGGCAGCGTTCCGCTCGAACAGACTTATGACGCCAACCAGGAGGAGTATGCTCCAAATTACGAGTTGACACCATGCGCCTTGCAACCGGTCGTTGGTATAATCGACAGAGATAACATACTCGAGAGTGGTCGTGTCAATAGTGAACTGACAGATATCGCCTGGTACAGAGTCGAGAATGGCGTGGAGGGTAATGCGCTGGTTTCGACACCCAGGAAGCATGTCATCACCTCGACCGGCAATGATGCCGGCAAACTGCTCTGGTATGTCAACGCAGCGCCGCAGAAACCGATTCTGCTCAGATTCAAGGCGAAGTACCTGGACAGCCGGACAAATAAAGTTCACAGAATTATGATGGACTATTCCATCAACTGCAAGAATGCGACCCTCTACAAGCCGACGCTGCTGCTTTCGAGTGGTGACCGATACTATAATCCGCTTCGTGATACAGACAAGCAGGTCATCAATGCATCTCTGCGCCTCGGATCAGAGGAGTGCGCTAAGGAGAAGAGGCTGTTCGTCTGGGAGATTCTCCGTGATAGAGGTCAGTTCTCTGCCATTACAGCAGATGACCTCGAAATCAAAGTTTCTTCAGATGGTGCATCGGTTACTCTAGACCGCTCGCTCATGGGCAAGCGCATCTGCATCAGATGCAGGGCTAAATTCTCGGCAGATGGCAATCCGGCAAGCGTAGATCTGAGTGATGCTACACCGAACAGAATTGTCAATATCGTCCGCAGGATACCATTCTACGATTACGATATCCTCGACACGGTCGACGAAGTCCTGCCCGACACGAAGGTAGTAAACCCAGCGGCAACCATCTCTGACAATGTCGGAGAAATTGCGAACCCGACAAGAGAACTGCAGGTCCTATGGTGGATGGCACCGAATAACTCGATACACTTTGAGAACGCTGTCCTTGTCGGACATGGCATGTCTCCGAGAGTACCTACAAATCTGCTGGATCCGAACAGGGGAGCTATCCTTGCTTTGGAAGTTAAAGACCTCGATCCTTTAGCTCTGGCTATGGATGCCGACGGCAAGGTCTTCGTGGACGCAGAAGGCAATCCGTTCATTTTTCACTAATCATCATTTATAATATAATATATGGAAAGATACATCAAGGCAAATCGCAAGGTCGTGGAGTTGCTTCAGCTGACCGAGGACAGAACTGAGCTGCAGGATGGCAATTTCATTCTCTGGTGTCAGGATATCCTACAGCTTGGGGAACCTATCGAGTTCGAGGAGACGCTGTCCAGAATAGGCGCTATCGCTATGGATGGCAAGACCGCCTGCATGGAGCAGGAAGGCAAAGTGTGCAACAAGCTGCCTGTAGCTACAGACAGCAGATTCATCATGACAGAGCAGAGAGAGGAGGCAGAAAATGAGTAGCGCAAGTAAGTCGACAACCATCAACTTCATACCAAAGATGGGTACATTTACTCCGTCAATCCAGTCGCCTGACGGAGATATCTACCAGGAGTACCAGAGAAATGGGGATGTCGTGACTGTCTATCCGGATTTCTCGCAGACGCAGCCGAAGCTGTACTTCGTTGTCATCTCATCGAGAACAGCAGAAGGCATCAGTACACCAACCTCCATGAAGTACTTCTTCAATGATACGGAGATTCCTTTCAATTCTGCAGGCAAGTCTACAGGACTGTTTGACGGTCTCTTTGAGATTATCAGACCAAGTGCTTCGCAATTATATTGGGGACTGAAAATCTGCAACAACCTGGTTAAGGTTTCCAATTATAGCGGCATTACAATCAGGATGGTCGGTACCATCACAGAGCGTTCTGGGCAGCAGGAGGCTACAGATGATATTCAGGCTAGCTACGATATTTCCGTTGGCCCTTACACAGGAGTCGCCTATCGTGTGACAATAAAGGCTCCGGCTAATGATACGCACAACTTCGTTCTGGGTAGCAAGGATGACAGCTGCCAGCTCGAAGCCAAAGTTACGCAGGGCAACGAAACTTTGACAGCAGGACTATATTACAAGTGGTATAAAGCAGTCAATAGCATCACAGGTTGGGAGCAGATTGCAGGAGCCAGTGCCAAGATCCTCACCGTCAAGGCATCAGATGTTGATTGCACGAGGGAGTTCATGGTGGAAGTGTACAACGACAAGGCCATGGGCAAGGATAATATGCTGGGTTTCGACTTCCAGACTGTCATCGATGCGTCAGATCCATACGATATTGAGCCCAACCCGACACCGGCTGATGAGTCTATCAGCGAGGACGAGTCAGGCAATGGTACTGTGACCTATACTCCGAGACTGATTGTCAGGGGAAAGTCTGAGGCTATCGGTAGCAAGTTCTATTTCACGCTGAAGTCAGGTTCTGGTGTTGTCCTCAATACTGAGGCGGCACGCAAGCCTACTGTCCAGCTGAGTTCATTTGCTGTGACCAGGGCAGACTGCGAGCATGCCGGTTACAGCAGCGTGTCATTAACGATTCAATCAGTCAAGTAGTCTATGACAGTAATAACAAGAACTATTAATTTTATCCGGAAGGCTGTCAAGGGTGAGAAGGGCAGCGTCCTTCGAGGTCCGCAGCTGTGGAATACCTGCAGCAATGGATACACATTCGAAGCGGGTGGAGAAGGTGAAGAGTGGAAGGATGTTGTCTTATATAATGGCAATAGCTATTCCTGCATCAAGACGCACGTCAAGACTGCAGATAATTATCCGGGATCTGCAGCAGATCTGAACAACCATTATTGGCGACTGGGTCAGTCTATCGAACTCATCATAGCCCACATCATCCTCGCCCAGTACCAGATGGTGGAGAACCTAGGTGTCCGAACCATCGAGATGAAAGATAAGGACGGCAATGTAGTCTTCAGAGCTAAGGACGGCGATCTCGATTGCAAGGGAGGAACATTCCAGAATGTCAGCGTCTCTGGAGATGTCTCTGTCGGAAGACTGAGATACAACGAGAATACGGTTACTGATGGCACTAGTGTCATCAATGGCTCTTTTATCATGGGTTGGGGTACCTATGTCCTGCCGCACCTGAAAGATGGAGAATTCATGCGCATCGTGGTCTTCAATCCTATCATGTCGCGCAATACAATGCCAACGGTACTTAAGGGCGAACATACAAAGGATACATTCATGCCGGCAAAAATGAGTTATGTGCATACTAGAGAGACTACCATAGAAGTTAATGGGTGGTATGAACTCATCGGTACGAACGAGCTTGGTCACACAATATGGGTATATAATAATATAGAAAATAATCAAAATTAGAATAGCTGGAAATGGAAGGTAAAAAATTCAATTCCGTGACGAAAGTCACAACCGTCAACAGCAACCAGAGCCTGCTGCTGACAGACCAGAATGGCAATGTCACTAGCATCGGTATGGATGCGCTCAAGGCTGACCTTGCTATTGGTCAGCATGCCTGGTGTGGAAGAGTGTGGGACACTAACAACGCAACGCCTAAGGCTGCATCATACGTTGGCTCACTTGAGTTGCTGAAGGAGTTGCCATACATCCTCGGACTGGGCGCATACCTGGTCAAGAATGACCACAGTCGTCGGAAGCTCGACAGCAAGGATCACTACAAGTATGCTACTGGTGAACCAGCAAAGCTGGATGGTACCGAAGGTCACTATCAGTGGGGATGGGGACGTAAATTCTACGTTGTCATCAAGGATATTGGCGGATTGCACTATGAGCAGATTGGCATCAAGCCAATTCCTGGTGAGTTTAATTACGAGATTCCTATCGGCAGTCTCTCTGCTGCAGGATTCGCCACTATAGAGCGAAGCACAGGCAGACTTGTGAGCTATATCAATAATGGAACTGACTATCGTGGTGGAGACAACAATTCGTCTTATGATGGCAAGAATAATACGCTTCTGGGTAGACCGGCAACTAATCTGACTGCTGAGCAGTTCAGAGCTGCAGCACGCAAGAATGGCAAGGGCTGGCTCAGCACAACCATGCGACATACATCCATTGTAGCAATTCTTTTCGGCGTCATCTTCGGTACACATTACGATCAGGATGCCGTCAATGCCAACAAGGATGCCAATGGTCTCTTCCAGGGAGGACTCGGTGTAGGCTTGACACAGATGCCAGACTGGGGCGGCTACAACGGCTATAGACCTGTAGCACCTATGAGTGCAGGCATCGAGCTTGGGGATTCGTGCGGTGAAGCAACTTACGCAGTCAAGAATGACGCAGGCACAACGGTATATAATGCCAAGATTCCATGTTTCTTCGGCTTAAAGAACGGCTTCGGCAATCTCTGGCGAATGCCGGATGATGAGTTCTGTCAGGTCAACAGTGACAAGACCATGACACACCTCGTGGCTCCGTCAATATACGGTTCCTGGACCATCGGCAACGCTTCCGGCATGATAGCGTTGAGCAAGTCACCAGGCGGTGGTGAAGGATGGATCAAGACCTTGTCGATGGAACATCTGGAGAACTTCTGTACGCAGATTGGTGCAACAGAGTCAACCTATTTGACTTGCTATTTCTGGAACACGTCAGGAGCTACATCCGGTTTTCGCCTGTATCTTCGTGGTGGCGGCGCTCACAATGGTGGTCTTTGCGGTCTTTCGTCGCTCGTCGTGAACAGTGCTGTCTCGGATTACTATGTGCGCTGCGGTGCGGCCCTCTGCGAAGCAGCATCCGAGTGGTCATTGGAACCAGTGTATTACGAGGCGGCCTAAAGTGTTCAGAGGTGTGCTGGCGTGAGCAGGAGTGTGCAGGATTGACCAAGGTTCCCAAGCGGAGCCAAGGGCAATCCTGAGCACCCTGCGAGCGTAGCGAGCATACCAAACCGCCCTTGGGCGGTCGATTTTTTTTGAAATTTCGCTCTTTGACATTCTTTCATTCCGATTTTTTTCAGTACCTTTGCAGGCGGTATTCAAACCAGGCTGTGATTCCTGCGCCGGTTTTCGCCTGTGTCTTCGTGGTGGCAACGCTAACAATGGTGGTCAATGCGGTCTTTCGACGCTCAACGTGAACAATGCTGTCTCGGATTACAATGTGAACTACGGTGCGGCCCTCAACTTAACAAGATACTGCAGGTTAGTTTGCTTAGCTGCAGTGATTTCGGGAGTCAGGCCTTGCCTCATGGCAAAACATACACATTAGCAGAATAGCTAGTAGATGATGACAATGGGTCATCCGGTCGAAAGTTAGGACATCATAAAAGCAGACAACAGACACAGACACCGACATTTATCAGACACCGACCTTTTTTTTATATACATAAAAATTTAAAGCAAGTGAAGAGGTTAGGTAACATTTCACAGGCGGTAGAGACTTTGCAAAATTTTCGTGAAGCATTTTTTGATTTTTCGAGGCACAAGAAGTCCCGTCTCTCAGTAAAAGCGTTTGAGGCAGAGTTTGAGTCAAATCTTCAAGCCCTGCTAAATGCATATGTCAATCAGACATGGCATACATCAGACTATGAGGTCAAGCAAGTTGAAAAACCCAAGCATCGCATAGTCAATAAGTTGCCTGTTGGCGATCATGTCATTCAGCATGCAGCCATGCACACCAGTGAAGATAAGTTGAGAGCCAAGATTCCTTACAACAGTCCAGCTGGTACCAAGGGTCGTGGCACGCATTTCTTCTACAAGATTATCAAACAGGATATCTATACCTCGCCACAGCAAGACACATTCTATTGCTTGCCCATGGATATACATCATTATTTCCAAAATGTTGAGCATAATCTGCTCAAGAGAGAGTACAGGTTGTATATCAAGGACCGCAAGCTGCTTGCTTTCATCGACGAGGTCGTTGACAGCTATGCCAATGGCATTGTGCTGGGCGTCAAGCTTACACAACTTTTGGGGCAACTGTTTCTGGCGAGGTTTGACTATCTCGCCATGCGGTGTTTCGACATACTCCAAGACCCCGAAAAACACGGTTATTGGCAGGCTCGGTACGTCACAGACATGCTCCTCACATGCCGCTCGGAGCAGCAAGCTATCGTTTTAAATGTGGGGGGGTAAAATCCCTCAATGAGCGCTTCGACCGTTTTTGCCGCGAAGGGCTCAAACATTATTATAGATTCATGGACAATATCTTCATCATGCATGAAGATAAGGTCTTCTTACGCCTTATGGCGGAGCTTGCAGTCATGCACTTGGCTAGAGACTGGAAGCTGAGCATCAATAAAAGTTGGAATATTCATCGTACATGTGACGGCATAGACTTCTGTGGACAGAAGATCTTTGCCGACCATGCCCTTTTGCGCAAGCGCACCAAGCAGGCTCTCTGTGCCCAGGTGGCAAGATTGCGCAAACGTGGTCTTAGCGATGAACAGATCCGGCGCAAGGCAGCATCGAGGCTTGGCCTAGCCAAACACGCAGATACAAAAAACTTATTAAATAAAATCGGTATGAAAAAGTATGGTCAGATTGTGAAGGCTCGCAAGGGAGAGGTTCCCTTCGAGGGCATGAGTTTGGCGCAGAAGAAGCATACAGGCGATATTCTGTGCCACAACATTGAGGACTATGACAAGTTCCTCATCCTCATAGAGGATTACAAGATAGATAAGTCGAGAGTCGACTTCAAGATGGAGCAGGTTGAAGAAGTTGACGACCAGGGCGTCAAGCACATAGTCACCAAGAAGGTGCCAAAGGACCGCCTAGCCATCCGCTTCCGTTTTATAGATCACGTCCGGAAGACAGGACAACTCGATGAACATGGCGATGAGATTGAGGAGCCGGTTTGGCAACCTGAGTCGTGGTGGCTCTTTACTGGCTCAGATATTCTGGTTGACCAGGCACGCAAGGAGTGGGAACTGCTGGACAAGGGCTTCTATACCGTTGCAGCGGAACTCACCAACAAGTTTGGCAAGAAATTTTATAAATTTATCTAGATGCACAAGAAATTTTATCTTTGCCGCATGTCATACGTGAGATATGACAGCAAACATTTTCTTCTGTTCCTGAGTGAGCAGAAAGTAGAAAACTATCACCCAGACACCACCATGTCGGAGTCTGATGGCGATAGTAAGACAGTGACAGCCTACAGCTATGAGGGGACAGAGATTGACGGCTCCACTAAAATTGAGGCTGAGTCGGCAAGCTATCGCCAGTTCGTAAATGGTCTTGTTCGTACTAAGTACAGTCAGGGCGATGTCGAAGCCATCCTATGCAACCATGGAGATGGCAATAAGGAGCATGAGACAGAGTACCAGGTATTCCAGGAATGGCGAGAGCAGGCTAAGCAGATGGCCAGAGAATTACTCGACAGAGATATCTCATAGTTATCAGATACGGCAGGAGGGCAATAGTTCTTCCTGCCGTATTTTTATATTCCTTATATTATATGTACCTTTGTGCCAGATTTAATCAGGTACAGATATGCAGAGAAATACCAAGGATTGGATACACTACAGCTCGGCTGGCATCGTACTGCTTGCTGGCATTGTGCTCGTGTACATCAGCTTTTTTATGTCCCACGACGTCACATCTAACGTCTTGTGGTACTTTGGGCAGAGTCTGGTTTACGTGGCAACCGTCTTTGGTTTCGCACTGACTTTTGACACCAGAGTTAAAGACATTATCAATAAATATTTCAATAACAAAAATGGCACGCAAGATTAAGAAAATTTTCGTTCATTGTACAGCAAGCCGACAGTCATGGTCTGTCGATGCCTTGCTCAAGGAGTTCAGAAACAAAGGCTGGCATTATCCAGGCTACCACTGGGTCGTAACCGCTGATGGCAAGTACACGCAGCTCATGACAGAAGACCTGCCGTCCAACGGAGTTAAAGGTCACAATTTCGATTCAGTCAACGTTGCATACATGGGTGGAATATCCCGCACAGGCAAGGCTATCGACAACCGAACAGATGAGCAGAAGGCTGGACTTCGCCAACTCTTGAAGGAGTTGCGTCAACGCTACCCTGATGCCAAGATCATGGGACATCGTGACATCTCGCCTGACAAGAACCACAATGGAGTGGTCGATCCATGGGAGCGCATCAAGGAGTGTCCTTGCTTCGACGCAATTCCGGAATACGCTGACATTTAATAGATTGGCAATGAGTTATAAATCAGAGAGAGAAATAGGTTTTCTCATCGTATTTCTGCTGGTGCTCAGCATAGGCAAAGACTTTTACGGAGCGTATAAAAAGCAACGAGCGGAGCAGAACCTACAAGAACAACTCAACAAGCTTCAGCTGCAGTATGCTCCAGCTAAGCGTGACACCATCCGTGACTCAGTCAAGGTCGTGACGCAGAGGGTCATCATGATGCCTCCTGATGAGTACAAGAAGTTTGCTGCAGACCGGAAAATGCTGAAAGATCTCAACATCAAGGTCAGTCAGATAATGGCGGATCAGCGCACATCGGTAGTCACCGAAGGCTCTGTCAAGACGCTTCGTGAGAATTCGCTATACAAGTATAGCGACAAGTGGTTGAGCGTACAGCTAAACACTGCAGACTCTATGCTTACATATAGAGCGAGAGACAGCTTGCAATGCCTTGTAACTCGCAATTACAAACATCGATTTCTATGGTGGAAGTGGGGAACCGATGGCTACAATATCAAGATGATCAATTTCAATCCCAACTCCACTATCCTATATAACAACTATATACAGGTCAACCGCTAATGGCAAGACAAGAGGTATATACAACAGTCATCAAGCTCAACTCTGAGGAGGCGAAGAACCGACTCAAAGAGTTAGAGGACAGAGTCGCTCGTCTGAAGAAGGCAAAACAGGATGCCTTCTCGGCGGGCGATTCCCGTTTAGGGGCTTCCCTCGCCAAGGATTTGAAGGCCGCAGAGCGAGAGATGAAGCAATTCAAAAACTCGACAATGAGCGTCAAGGAGACACTCGACAACCTGTCTAGTGCAAGCCTCGGACAGCTGGAGAAGGCTGCTAGACATCTGAAGGGGCAAATGAAGGCAGCGTCAGATCCTTCAGACTTCGCAAAATTGGACGCTCAACTCTCCAAGGTCAAGGAGCAGATGCTTGCACTGAAGGGCGCAACACGCAAGGCTGATGAGGAAGCAAGACGCATGACCGCAACGGTGTCAAACCTGAAACATGCTTCACTCAATGACCTCAACTTCACAGCTTCCAAGCTACGTAGTCAGATGGCTGACTACGACCCGACATCTACCATGTACGCCTCTCGAGCTTCACAGCTGAAGCTAGTGGAGGCAGAACTGGAGCGCATCCGCCAGAGTGAGCAGAAGGTGGTCACCCTCATGCAGCAATATGACAAGGAGATAGACAGCACCAATGTGGACATCAAGGAGACCAAGCGTCAGATGCAGCTGGTCAATAACACCATGTCCAATCTCAAGACCTCATCCATCCGTGACCTGGAGTACTCCATCAAGGCTCTCAACCAACAGATGAAGGGCATGCAGCGTGGTACCGAGCAGTTCAAGCAGATGGAGCTGAAGGCGAAGCAGCTGAGGGCAGAACTGCAGGCGGTCAGAGCCGAAGGAGTAGCCCAGGAGTCCTGGATTAAGCGCTCTGCAGACTGGTTCAACCGTATGCAGGGTCTTGCACTCGGTGCTGTTGCTGCCATCTCCGGCATCACCTTCACAGTCAAAAAGTGTGTGGAGGAGTATGCAAAGATGGATGATGAGATGACCAACGTCCGCAAATATACCGGTCAGGCAGCCGAGGAGGTTGAGCGCATGAACGAAGACTTCAAGAAGATGGATACCCGCACACCTCGCCAGAAGCTCAACCAACTAGCCGAAGATGCCGGCAGACTCGGCATCACCTCGACTGCTGCAGTTGAGGAATTCGTCGATGGAGCCGATAAAATCAATGTCGCACTCGGTGATGACCTCGGCGATAAAGCAGTCTCTCAAATCGGTAAACTCGCCCAGATGTTCGGCGAAGACAAGACCAAAGGTCTGCGAGGTGCCATGTTGGCGACAGGTTCTGCAGTAAACGAACTGGCTCAGAATTCTTCTGCCTCTGCCGGTTATCTCGTTGACTTCACTGCCCGTGTGGCAGGTGTCGGCAAGCAGGCAGGCTTTACACAGGCTCAGATCATGGGTCTCGCTTCTGTCCTTGACCAGAACATGCAGCAGGATGAGACGGCGGCAACAGCTGTGCAGAACCTTCTGGCAAAAATGTTCCAGGACTCAGCCAAGTTCGCTCAGATTGCAGGTCTAAATGTCAAGGAATTCGCAAAGACGTTAAAGGAGGACGCCAACGGCGCACTCCTCCAATTCCTGGCAGCCATGCGAGCCAAGGGTGGATTCGCAGACCTCGCACCTATGTTCGAGGAAATGAAGATGGATGGTTCCAGAGCGACAGGTGTCCTCACCGTCCTCGCAGACAAGCTCGATGACATCAAGACTGCCCAGAACCTGGCAAGCGAAGCATATTCCGAAGGCACATCCGTCCTCAATGAGTTCGAGACACAAAACGAAAACGTGCAGGCGCAACTGGACAAGGCGAGCAAGAAGTTCCTCGACCTCTCAATAGAGCTAGGCCAAAAACTCTACCCTGCTGCAAGATATTGCATATCTGCAGCCAGTCTCGGAGTTCGGGCACTCTCCACACTCGTTGATTTCGTCAAAGATTATTGGCGCATATTAATTGTGCTGACAGCTGCCATCGTCACCTATACTGCAGTATCTAAGGCCAAGTTGATAGCAGAAAAGGCGCAGATGGCATGGCTCAACATCATGATTCTGCGCGAAAAGGCGCATCTCGTCCTTGTGGGTCTCAAGACATCTGCTCTCCAGACTATGGAAATTGTTCAGATGGCGTTGACACGCGAAATAAAACTGACCACAGCAGCGCAGATGTTGTGGAACAAGGTATTGTTGGCCAACCCGATCACAGCCGTGATTGCTGTCGTTGCCGGTCTGACTGCCGCCATCGTCACCCTGTCTAAAGAGACGAGCGCCGCAGAGCAGGCGCAGCGTGACTACAATGATGCCGTGACAGATGCCAACAAGCAGGCAGCAGAAGAGGAGGCATCCATCATGCGCCTGGTATCTGCTATCCAGTCAAATACCAGTGCCGAGTCCGATCGAAAGGCTGCACTGGAGGAACTCAACGGCAAGCTGATGAGTCAGCACCTGGGCAACATTACTGAAGAGGCTGTTCGCACAGGTCAGGCAACAAGGCAGATTCAGTCGTACATCGACATGATGAAGAAGAAGATCGTCATCGATGGCTTGCAGAAGAAGCTGGCTGAGTCTATAGCTAAGCAGGCTGAGGCAGAAGACCTGTTAGGAGAGGGAGATAACGACAATCGAGGCTACTGGAAGCGATTTTGGGATCGCCTCAACCCATTTGCAGGTGGCAAGACCCAGAAACTAAACTTCGTAGCCGAACACAAGGACCTGCTTCTTCAGAATATCGAGCGAGAAAAACAGTATCAGCAGATACTCATGGCCAAGATTAATGAGCTGGAGTCCCAGCACTTCGAAATCAATGATCCGGAGCCTTGGAGAAACAATGGCTACAATGGCAAGGGCAATGATGGTACCATCATTAAGCAGCAGAGAACAACCGGTACTCATCAAGCTTCAGATAAGGAGCGTAAGGCTAGGGCCAAGGCTGAGAAGACTGCGGCTGCAGAAGCTCGCAAGCGTGAGGCAGAAGCCAAGCGCAAGCAGAAGCAGGCTGCCGATAGCATCAAGGCTGAGACCAACGAGTTGATGGCTAACAACGCCAAAGCCTATGCAGAAGGCAAGAAAACCTATCAGCAGTTCCTCGATGACCGACAGAACATCCAGATTAAGGGCTTTGCTAAGCTGAAGCAACTCTATGGAGCAGAGAGCAATGAGTATAAGCAGTTACTTGACAACCAGGTCACTGTCGTCAAGCAGCATGATGCTGCCATACTGAAGATGAATGAGCAGAGCATTGAGCGTGAGCGCCTACAGAAGGAGGCTAGCATCAAGGCTCAATACAATGATGCCAACTCCGCTATCTATCAGAATGACATCGCTCTCGATGAAGCCATCTATCAGAATGATGCAGATGCCATGCAGAAACGCCTGTCGCTATACAATGAGGGTAGCGAGGAATGGTTGGATCTGAAGGCTGAGATGGAACAGGCTGAGCTCGACCACCAACTGCAGATGCAGGAGTCATACCAGAACCAGCTGAAGGAGTTGCGTCAGCAGTTCGGTAAGCAAGACCTGCAGGCACAGGAGACCATGTACCTCAATGGCCTTGACAATCTCTACAAGCAGGGATTGATCAAGGAGGAGGAATATCAGCGCATGAAGTTGGAGATAACCAAACAGTTCGCTGCTCAGAGAGCGCAGATTGATGCAGATGATCATGGAGCAGGTAGCGCTCAAATAAAAATCAATGATAAGTCATCTGAGATGGTCAACAGTGCCAGGGCTGCTGCAGGTGAGTCCCAGTCGACCGGCAATGCAACTCTGGGTGGATACTTCTCATCACAAGTTGAGAACTATCAAAACACCATGGAGAAACTGAAGGAGTTGTATGGCAACGACAAGCAGAACCATGCTGCATACATGCAGGCAAAGGCGCAAGTCTCCTCTGATTTCCTCAATAACCTGGTTGAAAAGACAGCTGTAGTTTACAATGGTATCAACGGTATTCTATCTGCGTCATCGTCATATGCTCAGGCATGCTCTGACCTCGAGCAGGCGAAAATCTCCAAGAACTACGAGAAGCAGATTGCTGCAGCTGGCAACAATTCAAAGAAAAAGAAAAAGTTGGAGGAGAAGAGAGACAAGGAACTGGCCGCAGCGAAGTCCAAGGCTAACAAAAAAGCCATGAAGATAGAAATTGCACAGGCGATAGCATCTACAGCAATGTCTGCTATCAATGCCTATGCATCTGCTGCAGCTATACCAACAATAGGTTGGACATTAGCTCCTATTGCAGCAGGTATGGCCACAGCTGCAGGTATGATACAGCTTGCTGCTATCAAGAAGCAGCACCAGGCAGAGGCAGCAGGTTACTATGAGGGTGGATATACCGGAGGTAACCGCTACAGAAAGGAAGCAGGTGTCGTACATGAAGGCGAGTTCGTGGCTAATCACAATGCCGTCAACAACTCATCCATCCGTCCAGCTCTAGACCTCATCGATAGGGCACAGCGCTCCAATACTGTCGGCTCGCTGACCGCTGATGATATCACACGTTCTTTGGGACAAGGCAGCAGTACTGTGGTGGCTCCTGTTGTCAATGTCAACAATGACAACACCGAAGTACGCCAGTCCCTCGATGGTGTCAATGCAGCCGTCAGCCGTCTGACACAGACTCTTGACGATGGCATTGAGGTCGAGGTTCCGATATCTGGACGTAGAGGTCTGCACCGCAGACTGCAGGATTATCAGCGCATTTTAAACAATAAGTAGTGGAATATGATAACATGCATCATCAATGGCCATAAGGCCTATCCCATTTCAACATTATCCATCAAGGTGACATACGCCAACCAGTATGTCACCGATGATGGTGAGTACACCTATGACATCACCTTCCCCATGAATATCCTAGAGAACCGTGTCATATTTAAGAATGTCTCGCGACTGGAGGTCAAGAAGAACATCGACAAATACGATGACTGCAAACTGTTCTGTAACAGCCAGCTCATTATGAGTGGTGTCGGTACCATACTCTCCGTGAATGAGAAAGAGATCAAACTGCAGATAGTCGGAGGCAAGTCACGCATCAAATTCAATGACCGCATGACCAAGCACTACATCGATGAGATTCCATTCGGCACAGCTGATAAACCTGGTTATACTATTGATAAAGGTTTTTCTCAGGGATTTAAAAACCAGCTGAAGATTAAAGACATCTACAGGCTGAATGAAAATCATTCGGAGTTCCTGGGAGCGGAAGGTAGATGGTGCTTCATGCCAGTAAGAGACGAAACGAACGACCTAATCGCAAATTTCGTTGGGGTAGATAAAACAAAGCAGTTCATCGGCTACAATGCACCATTTATCATGAACCTGGCAGTTCAGCCAAGCTTGATGTATATCTTCCGCAAAGTGGTAGAATATGAAGGATACACTCTCAAGCGCAACGACTTCGACTGCAAGCCGTGGAACCAGCTATATATAGCTTCGGCCTACAAGACTCGTGAACTGCGCAGGGCGCTTCCACATTGGTCATCTTATACATTCATAGAAGAATTCCGGAAATTCTTCAATGCCTCCATCTACTTCGATGAAGCCCAGAAGACCTGCTGCGTCATCAGTTCCTCAGAGTTGAGTTCTGTAGATTCAATTGAGATAGAACCACTGGATGAATATTCGGCAGACTATGACGAGGACGGTTCTTTCAGTACTTCATCAACCGCTAACCTGGAGTATAAGCTAGATGATTCAGTCAATAGAGGTAGCTATGAGAGCATCTCCAAGAAGGTGTTCAGAAACTTCAATATTGTCAAAAGCGTAGATTATTTTGGCGAGAGCAACCAGTTCGCCTTGACAACACAGGGATGGAGCGAGAAGAAGAAGAGACAGACCATCATCGAGCACTTCTACAGCTATTACATATATGTAGAGGAGGACAATACCAAGACCTGGCAGTTGGCAGGTTACTGGTCACCGCTTATCAGAGACCAGAACTCCGATGATTACGTTGATCTCTGCATCTCTCCAGCAGCGCAAGTTGTAGAAGATATCAATTTCAAGACAGGATTCTTAGGAGAAGATAATTACTACGAGAAGCGTTGCCTGTTGTCAATACCTAATGACAAGGAAGCGGATTCCAAGGAGTGCGATGTTGATGATGACGGATATAGCTACATATCCGTACAGGATGCCATAGATGATGAGTCAAGCATGGAAGAAAGCGAAGATGAAGAGGAGGTCATGAGTATTTTCTTCATTCTGCCAGGCAAAGTGCAGGCGTATGACAAGCCATATGGCCATATTTCTTGGGTTGGAAATAAGTCGAGGTGGCCTATGTTTATAACCGATTACCGCATTAATACTGATTATCAGTATGCAGGAGTTAGTTCTATAGGGGACACAAAATTATTCTCTCTGTCTTTGAATTCTACCAATACAGGTGTCATATCACTTGGTAAGTTCCATAATTCAGTTATCAAAATTGATAATCGAAATTGCATGGAAGTCAAGTTCAAGTCAGATGTCATACCGGACCCTTCCAAGATATACATCATCCGCAACAAGAAATATGTGTGCGAGAAGATAGAGATGGAAGTCAAGGACGATGCCATCGAGCCAGTTTACACAGGGTATTTTTATATGCTATCATAATATATATAATAAGGTGGGGAGCAGTTAGCTCTCCACCTTATTATATATTATAGGATACCCTGATAGTTCTTGATATACTCATTCGCCTTCTGTATATCCTTTGGTGTGTATATATCGGTGATGAGTATAGATGAGTGCCTCGCCTGGTCTCTGACCGACAAGACATCGGCATTGGCCCGCAGCATATTGGTGATGCCTGTGTCCTTCAAGCTATAGAATTTGAAGCGAGGTGAGAGTTTCAGTTCCTTTCTCAGAACTCGAGTCCAGTAGTCTCTGAACATTTTCTCATTCTTTCTTTCAGATCCGGGGCAGAACCCGTCAGAAAAGAGGTAGTCCTGCCCTGGGTGTGAGAAGATGTTGAGTTCCATCATCAGCTTGATGACATGAGTCGGCAAGGTGATCACGGCATCATTGCCGTTCTTCGTGTTCTCTCCATGCAGAGTGATTGTCTGAGTCTTTACATGGATATCGCAGATTCTGAGATAGGACATCTCTCGAGGGCGGATGAAGAGGTAGTGGATAATCTCACATGCCAGCAGATAGTGCCTGTTGTGCTCCATCAGATAATCCCTTATGAGCTGCATAGTGCAGTCAGGTATGACATCTCTGCTTTTCTTCTGCCTGTTCTTGATACGTTCCAAACCTTCTGTTGGGTTCTTGGGTATATAGCCTCGAGCCAACAGATAAGCGGAGAAACTCTTAGTCCAGGCAAGATAGTTGTTGCGAGTCAATACTGTATTATTCCTGTCGATGAAAATGTAGTCCAAAAACTTGCTCACATTACTTTTGTCCCATTGATAAGAAAAATTGAGAGTTATGTTTTTTTCTTTCTTCCATCTTTCCAAGATCCGTACACGGCTGCTGTAGTCAACTAAAGTCTCCTCACGCATACTTCCCTCATTGCACATTTTTGTTAGATAAGCCTTATATCTCTCGAGAACGTCTTCCCACTTCGTATATTCCAGAGGCTGCAGAGACTCAATCCAAGGATTCCAGCCTGCCATAAGTTTCTCGGTGAGATTCTTCATAATCTGATCGGCATAGACACGCTGGTTCCGCTTGCCCTTGATATGGTCAAGCATAATTTTTTTCTTCCTCATGCGGTTGATCTCTGGATCAAACGCCATGAAGGAGATATAACATTCTGATCTTTGATGAAAAACTGGAGGTTTCCAGCCAATGACACTACTAAGTACTGTGTCATTCGAATTTGGAGAATAATTTTTTTTAGCCATATCTTTAATTTTTCTCAGATACAGCTTATTATTAATAATGTATATAGGAGTGATACCGAAATTGTACCGACCATTTTGGCACCGACTGAGGCAAATCCTCAGTGTTTATGGCACATCTGCCGGCTTTTCGTCGGGATTACTGGACTCGAACCAGCGACCTCATCGTCCCGAACGACGTGCGCTACCAACTGCGCTAAATCCCGATATCTGCTGCAAAGGTACATTAAATAATGGACAACACCAACAAAAATAGACTTTTTTATCTTTTTTTGAAAGAAATTTCCCGAAAAATTTGCAGGAACCAGAAAAAAGTATTACCTTTGCACCCGCAAATGATAAATCGCGATTTGT